TATTGCCTTGCTGATGGTTACACCGGCGCTGACGACAGCGCTAAGGGCCGCAGTGCCGACGGTGTACTTCCAGCGCTCAACACTGCGGATACGGACTTCGTGGTCGTCCAGGGTTTCCTGTACGTCGGCATTCGACTGTACTAGGGAGCGCACGTCATCTCGCAGCCCAACTAGCTGATCGTAGATCTCGCGCGCTCCGATGGTGACAACCCCCACGTCGTCATGGGGCTCAGACATTCGGAACCCTCAGCTTGTCCCAGCTAGAGCGGCCCGGCCAGCCGTCAGCGTCCGCCCCGCTGTAACCGAGCTTGCGCTGCCACCAGGCGTAAGCCTTCCGGTCAGCCTCGGTCCACTGCGGGCCCGGACCCTCCGCGTAGCCCCGATAACCTTCGGCGACCAGCCGCTTACCCATGGCCGTGACGATCGCGCTACGCGGGCTACGCTTGAACCAGTCGGCACCAGGGAACGGCTCCAGCTTCACAGCAGGCTTAGGCGCAGGCTTGGCCACAGGTGCAGCAGCGAACAGCGCCGACTTGCTGATGTTGCCAGGGTCCCAGTGGTCATTTCCGGGCACGTTGCTGTGTCCGTAGTGGCCGCCCTCATTAAGCCAGACATCCCGCGTCCGCTTCGCTGCGGGGTCCGCATAGCGGCTCGCCAGCGCACCCATCGGGAAGACGTCAGGAACGCCCCAGGATCGAATCGCAGCCATCAGAGCGCGGAAGTTCTTGCCAGGCTTCCAGTAGCCCGTGAACGGCGTAGCGGCACGCGCCAGAACCTCAATCTGAATGTTCACCTTGCCCGTACGATTGGTCCGCGTAGAACCGTCATTCCGCAGGGCACGGGCCGACTGGTTGAGCGGGCCGAATTGCCCCAGACGATCAGTCGTGGGGTCGTACAGCACGTGAGGTTCCGCGCCGATGCGAATCAGATAGGCGGCCACAGCGTCGAACGCATCGTTGCCCGCGCCGGACTCTGTGGTGTGCCAGGTAACGCGACCAGGCTTGTTCGGCGTATCCATGGCGCCGCCGATCGTGCCATCGCCTAGACGCTCAGCGCCCGGAATCCAGTTGGTGCCCATAGGCATCCTCTCTGCTGAAGTGGCCCGGGGTAGACCACACTCGTGACCTAGCGGCGCAGTTACCCCGGACCACGTACGAAAGTTCGTAGGTGCCTTAGCTGACCAGGTTGGCGCCAGGAATCGCGGTTCCGCCCGTGAACGCTGTAGTCAGCGTGCCACCAGCGCCAACGCTGATAGCCGTCGTTGCAGCCCAGCCGTTGCCGGTCAGGTCATTATTTGCCACCGTTACACCGGTCGGCTCGGCACCATCGGTCGCGCTGGTCGAAATGCCGTTGACCGATGTCCCCTTGACGATGCGGTTACCGATGATTGCCCCATCGTCGCCATTGTCGCCTACCCGGATACCCGCGCTGGCAGCGTTTACGACTCGGTTTCCGGTGATCAGCCAGTCGTTCGACGTACCAACGAAAATGCAATGGTTGGTCGATGTACCGTTGATGTGGTTCGAACTCACCACAGTGCCGGTACTGCCGCTGATGTTGATCCCGTTAGTGGAACAACTGCGGATGGTGTTTCCGGTTAGCGTGCCGTCGTTGGAGTTGTTGTTGTAGATCCCGGTCCCGTTGATGGACGCCAGGGAGTTGCCGCTGACGACAGGCGAGTTGCAATACTCGACATGGATACCGTTGGCGTTTCCGGTGCCGCCACCGTTGATGCTGTTCCCGTTGATGGTGGTCTGGTTGATGCTGGCGCCGGAATAGCCAATGACGCGGATTGCCGACTCAGTCGCCGCCGCAGTGATCGTGTTCCCGGAAATCGTGATGTCGAAAGACGTCGCCGTGAAGCCGCCCGAAGGGTTGGGGACACCCATCCAAATCCCCGACTTACCGGTCGCATTGATCACGTTGTTGGCGATGACAGCGCGTCGCCAGCCGTAGCCGCGAATACCCTCCTGTAGCGTCCCCTCAATACGGTTGTTCACCACCTGGATTCCGTAGTAGTACTGGCCGGACGCCAGAGTGTGTGAGCCAACCGCGCGACCGAACGACCCGCAGCGAGTCGACGAGCCGAAGTAGCAACCGTCAACCAGGATGTTCTTGGAGGGCGTGTTGTCGAACGAGCCGATGGACGCCGAGCCGTCAACGGCGATATCGATCTGGATAGCTTCGGCGAAGCCACGGGACGAGTCTGCGGTGTTGTCCTCGAACCCCAGGAACCGACAGTTGAGGGCCCGCCCGCCATCGGTGCTGTTGAATTCCAGAGCGTGGGAACTAGAGGCGTTCGTCAGCGTGGCATCGCGTACGGTGATATCCGAACAGTGAATGAAATTCATGATGTTCGTGGTTGCCGTGACGCTGCCAGTCGTGCCATTGAACGCGTTACCGTCCCAGACCCCGCCCAGAATCTGAATGTGCGAATGCCCCAGGTACGCGCTGAACACCTCATCGCTGCGGAAATTGCGGAGCAGTCCGCTGTTGCCGATGGCCTTGATGGTCGCGCCGTACGCGTAAATGGTGGTGTAGTCGTACACCGTGATGAACGTCGACAGCGCATAGGTCTTGCCGGGTGTGAACTGTACCAGACCGCCCCCGTTGTCGTTGGCGAAATCCAGCGCAGCCTGAATCGCTGCCGTGTCATCCGTGACGCCATCGCCGACAGCACCAAACGTCTCAACGTTCACAGAGTTCGACGTATTCAGTCGCTCCAGCATGTACTGAAGTCGGCCAGCGGACACGTCCATACCGGGGCGCCAGACAGAAACGGGGGTACTCAAGATGACTCCTCAGAGAGACGTGATGGGGGAATCGGCAACCTGGACCTGCGTTCCTACAGCGTGTGCCTTCTCGACCCCGTTGATGCTGCGCTGGACCGTGAACGTCTGCGCGGTGGTGTTCACAGGGGTGATACCCGTGACGGTCATTACCTCGCCGCCCACGCGGATATTGAACGGAAAGTCCGCTGGCTCTTCCGTCCACAGCAGGCCATCGGGGGTCAGTACGGTCAGCGTGGTAGCTGTCGCCGTTGCCTCTGCTCCCAGGCTGCTGTTCGTGGCGCTGGCTCGCTGCCCGGTCGGCCCCTCAGTCGTGATGACCAGGTAATCGATCCATGCGCTGTCAGAGCCCGCCCCCGCGCTGTTGTCCTTGTGATAGCGGAATCGCACCGTGTTGGCGCCGGACACATCCAGGACGCGGTTTGTCCACGGAGTTTCACCCTGCGCCCGCAGCACTTCCACACCGTCGACCGTCACAGTGAGGTAGTCACCGGTGAACCCAGGGCCGGACGCTTCGCTGCTGGTCCGATACCAGAACGACAGCGAGGTTGCGTCAGCGGGCAGTGTCAGGATCGCATCGCTGTCCTGGTTGTTGGTGATCGTGCCCGACTTCAGCGATCGAGTGCCGTACTGGTAGCGGACAGTTGAGAAACCCCAGGGCTGGGCACCGGCGAAAGTCATGTCGACATTCAGCGTGTCGCTCTCGAAGTTCTCGACGATCATGTTGTGCGAGGTGAGCGCTGTATTCCACGGGCCCGCCGGAACGCAATTCAGGTCGAGCTCCCAGCGGTAAAGGTCCAGCCGCTCATTCCAGCCCATCACGAGTAGGTCAACATCCTCATGGCTGACCCACCCAGGTAGATCAGTCAGCCGGATCTTGTCGCCCTCGCGCAGGCTGTGCACCAGCGGAATGAGCCATTCGGCTCCAGGCTTGTGAAGCAGCAGCGACACTACTGGGTACCGCGCACCGTCGTACGTGCCCTTGTGCAGGCGCCAGTACGCGTGGGGCTCGGTCTGGTCGTCGTCGGCGAGACTCACCGTGTAGGACGCGTCATACCGGCCAATGCCGTCCGGCGGAGGCAGCACGCTTAGCGGTCCGGTTTCCAGGACAGCCCGCGCAGAGCTTCCAGCGTCACGGGTGACAGTGATGTCATTCACGATTTCGCTGTCGTCATCCACCGGCTCCAGGTCCGGGCCCAGTCCCGCCCCGGTATAGCTGAGCGTGATTGCAGGGTCTTGCGCGTACATGCTCGACCGGTCCCGGTAGTGCAGGCCTATTCGCCGCATGTCCTCAGTGAGTAGTCCGCCATCAGCGTCCGCAGCAGCGTCCAGCAGATTCAGCAGTGTGTCGAGCCGCTGGTAGCCGACCCGCTCAGTAGGGAAGCGCCCTGCCGTGCGAGTCAGGGTGATCTTCTCTTCCACGCACAGGCGACGCATGCGGAAAAGTGCGGTCTCGCCCTTGTAGGCGTTGTCACTGCCGTTGTAGACGTCCGAGCCAGCGAGAGGCAGGACAGCGAGGTGGCCTATCCCCCAGCCTTCAGTGAGCGCTGGCCAGTCGGCGGACAGCAGGCTGACGCTTCCACACGTGCCCGCGTAGGTACTGCCGTATCCAGCCGCGTTCATCCCTGGTGCTTCCCACTCAATCCGCCAGTCGAATAGCCCGCCGGAAGCGCGGTTCACAGCGAAGAAACGCAGACGGTTCCAGTTGCTGAACACGTCGTGGTTCAGCTTGATGAAGTGCTCTAGCAGCTTGACATTCGCCGCCGAATACCCGCGCACGGTTGCCAGTCCGCTACGCAGCAGGATTTCCCAGCGGCGTACGGTGCCGTCGCTGGAATGAATCCTCAGAAGTTCAACGTTCTCGCTGGGCACTAGGCCGTCAGCGGTGTAGAACATCTCCACATGCCATTGCCCTGGGGTGTTCGCCGGGACGGGTGCCGACAGCGCGGAGTTGCCAGTCAGCTTCGGCAGGGGTGCGCTCGCAGGCAGAGTGTCGAATGACGCCCACTCGACCGATGACAGCGAAGCAGCCTGCACACCGGGAATCGGCGAATAGGCCTGGAACGCATCAGACAGATCTTCCATCGGCCAGTAGGCGACAGCGTCCCCGTACAAAGTGATGCGGCGCTGAAGTGGCGAGTCGAGAGCCTTGGCCCCCTGACCCAGTCGGCGCAGAATGCCGGTCGCTGTGATGGGCGTCCACACGTCAGCGTCATCGGTTGACCAGCGGAGCGGCCATGCCGACACCTCGCCGACGAACCGATCCTCTCTGTCACGCACCTCTGCCGACCCGCTGAGCGTCCACGTAAGCCCCGCAGAGTCAACGAACGAGGTAGCACCAGGGGTAAGCGCCCGGAAGTCGGGAGAGGCCACCACAGGGCCGTCAATGCCGTTGCGAACCTCGAACCGGTGCCCGCGCCCGTTCATCGGATACCGAGGCTTGTGCACGCCGTTCCGCAGGTCGGTGATACCGATACTCAGCGGCGCCGTGCCGGAAAAGATCGGTGTGGTTCCCGCAGGGAGAACGACTGGCGAACCCATCTGTGTCCACGGGCCATCAATCGACTCGGCCCAGTAGAACGTGACCGTGTTCCCGCCGTTGCCATTGTCCAGGTCGAGTGTCACGCGAATGGCAGCGCGTTCGGGCAGGGTCGGCAGGCCGCGCGTGAAGAATCGCCCTCCGTTGTATTCGTCGCCGCTGATGGTGTAGCGGAAATACACCGAAGCTTCAGCAATCTGCAAGACCCATGACTGCTGTAGGCCGTCGCGCTGCCACTTGCCGATCACTAGCTGATTCTCAGACCCATACCAGTCCGGCGAAATCTCAGCGCGGATGTCCAGATCGCCCGTGAGATCCAGCGCCGCCGAATCGGGGGTAGACACTGTGCCGCCCGCGCGCCCGTCAAGCTGAAGGTAGCTTTCGCCGGAACCTGGGATGCTCAGTCGCAGCGGAGTGTTCCGCCCAAGCATGCCGAACAGCGGGGACATAGCATTGCGCGGCGAGTATTTGCCTGCCCTGTTGTTCAGCGTCAGGTCCAGGGTGGTGGGGTCAGCGGTGGATCCCTGGTCGCGTAGCCCGCGCGCGATGTTCTTCACTTCACGCACGTACACATCCGGACTGATGTCCTGCCAGGTTCCACCAATGAGGAGTTCAGTGCGGATGTCCAGCGGAAAGCTCACCGCTGACCCCCTTTCCTATCGTGCTCCAAAAGCGGTCTGTACGTTCCCGCGCCCGTCGTTCTTGACTATGCGCCGGATTAGCCGCTTCATGTCTTCGTCAGCGCCAGTGACGTCGAACACCACAGTGGCCGCATTGCGGACTGCGGCGCGGACAACACCCTTGGGGCTCACATCCATCGCCATTCCTGGTAGATCAGAGGTGAGATCACCAAGCTGTCGGCGCAGTAGTGGTGCCTGCTTGTCGATTCCGGCCATGAAACCGCCGATGACCATCTGACCATTGGGGGTCAGGATGCGCTTATCCAGCGACTCCGGACCCTTCCAACTAGTCAGGCTGTCGGTAAGGCCACCCAGGGTCGACTGAACAGAGCTGAACATCGACTTGATTCCGTCGATGAAACCCCTGATCAGCGCCTTACCGGCGTTCAGCAGCACCTTGCCGATGCCCGCCAGCGCTGCACCAGCCTTCTTCGGCAGGCTCTTGACCCAGTCGACAGCGTCATTGATGCCATTTCGGGTCGCTTCGACGAGCCGGTTACCGGCATTCTTGGCAGCAGTCCACAGAACACCGACCAGCGGAGCGATCGCCGCAGCGATTTTCCCTGGTAGCTCGGTGAAAATGGACCTGATGAAATCGGCAGCGCCGGAAACAGCCGTCTTGGCGAACTCCATTGCGCCGCTGAAGTCGCCCTTGAGCAACGCAGCGATCGCCTGCACCGCTGGGACCACCACCGTAGTGATGAATCCGGCCAGTTGCTCCGCCAAAATCGTCGCCAGCGCCGCAATGATCGGTGTCAGGAACTCAATGATCGGCACCAGCGCAGCCACAACCTCCCCCAGCGCCGCGAACAGCGGAACCAGGGCGCCGAGTAGCGGTGTCAGTGCGGGCAGAAGCGCCGCAACTAGCTGCATTATCGGCGGAATGAGTGGCGTCACGGACTCAACCAGCGTCAGGAACGCCGTGACAAGCTGACCCAGGATCGGCCCCAAGGCCTCAATCACCGGAGTCAGCGCCGGACCCAGCATTTCAATGACTGGAGTAAGCCCGTCGAGTAGCTGAGACAGCACCGGCCCGCCGACCTCAAGGAATGTGCCCATGAGTTCGCCGATTGTGGGCAGGAGCGCGCCGATCACGCCGAACAGCGACTCAAACAGCCCGCCCGCAGCGTCTAGCCCGCCGGAAAGACCCTGGAAGAACCCGCCTAGACCGTCGCCCAGCGCACCAAATCCGGCCGATAGTCCCTCAACCAGGCCCTGCGCATTCTCCATCACAGGGACCAAGCCCGAAACCAGCCCCTTGACCAGGTCACCCAGTCCGCCCACCAGGGGTTCAATCATTGGACCAGCAGCCTCGAACATCTTGCCCAGTTGCGGGGCGATGTCATCGAAGATTCCCTGCATTTGCGTCGCCGCAGCAGCGAGAGGCTTGACCAGGGGCTGCGCCAAGTCCTGCATCTGCGAGGTGACATGGTCCTTGAGTCCGCCGAACGCGTCCTGTACCTGCTGGCTCTGGGCTGCGGCCATGGCGCCTATGCCGATGATCGCCAGCGGAACAGCCGCCATAGCGCCCGCCGCACCGATGGCGCCCACAGACGTCACAGCGAGCGACTTATTAAGCCCGCCCAGTGTCTTAGCACCAGCGGTACCAGCGGCGCGGAGGCCGGACGCCATGCCCTGTCGAGCAATCTGGCCTACCCCTCGCAGCGACTGGCCGACACCACCCAGGGCATCACGCATTCGCTGGCCGTTGGTCATCATGGCGTGCGCTGAAGACAGGACGCGCCCGTCAAGACTGCGCCAGTTCCCGTCGGCATCCTGGGTCATGCCCGCCGTTGTGGCACCAATGGATCGGATGGCCGCACTAGCGCGCCTTGCACCCTGTACGACGGGATTCGTATCAATCCCTAGGTCTACTGTCAGTGATGCCAGCGTGGCCACAGGCACCCCCTTTCTGTCTCACATACGAAAGTTCGTAGGTGCCTACTCGGCTCGCCGGTATGTCCCGCCCAGAGCGGTGTTCGCCTTCATGACGTCCTGCCAGATTTCCTCAACGGTCTTCTTCCGCTTGAACCAGGTCGGCAGGAAGTCTGACGGTTTCGCCCTGCGCTTTGATCCGTTGCTGTTGGCTACGGTCGCAGCGACAATGCCCGCTGAAATCTCCGTGCGCAGGCGGATATCCAGGGGTCCGGTCACCCGCTCGTACGCCATCCACTCAGTGATTTCTCGGGACGACGTACGGGCGAGCAGTTCAGACACCGGCATACCCAGAAATCCAGCGAGACGGAAGTAGAACTGGCGCTCTGGGCGGGCCGTCAGTTTCCCGTCAGCTCGTCCACGTCCTGCGAGGTGAGCCCGGAGAGACGAGAGGCAACCTCAACCACTCGCGTAAGTGCCTGCGCGCTCTTCTCCCCCAGCCGCTTGACCTCAGCATCGGACCGGAACAGCCGCTTACCGTCAGCGTCGACCAGGCAGGCCGCAGCAAGTCGCGCGCGATAGTTAGCCAGAGCCTTATCCTTGGCGACCCCGCTGAGGTTTTCGTTCATCATCTGCGCTTCGAACCGGTCACGGTCGGTGCCGTTCATGCCCTGGACGAGAACTGTGCCACCCCACTCGGGAACCTCAACCGGCTCGCGAAGCAGGTCGTCAGCCCCAAGAATCTCGTCAGCGGACAGGTAGCTCATACTTAGACTCCCTCAGTAATGGCGGGCTTACCGGAAACCTTGAACGTCAGTTCAGCGCTCAGCTTGTCGTCAACCGGCGCTTCCTGGCTGAAGCCAGTCAGAATCAGCTTCAGCGTCCACTCGCCGATGCCGTTCGGGAACGTGAGCTTGTAGTTTCGCGGCGCGGTGTCTTCAAAGTCGGCGACCAGATCATCGTGGACACGCGGGTCATAGTTGACCTCAATGGACACCTCGCCCGCATCCTTCAGGCCGCCGATGAACTCTCGCCAGCCGTCGACCGAGTCATGAGCCGTAACGTCGTACGTCTCGCGCTCAATCTCCGGGCCGCTGACGCTGGTCACCTTGGCGATCGTGGTGAAACCCTCAGTCGGGGTAAGACCGTCGCCACGCTTCAGCGCAATGCCAAAAGCATCTAGTCCGCTCACGCTTACTCCTTAGTCATGTGTACGCGATACTGCGCGTTGATGTGGACCACATCTGGGTCCGGGTCTGGGATTACCTGGTGCTGGGTGTGCTTGATCTGCACTTCCGTGAAGCCAGACACCGTCAGCGCGACACGATCCAGCGCAGCGTCAACAGCGGCGAACAGGTCATAGGCTTCGCCCTGGGTTGGCGCCTTGGACCAGACGTGAATGGTGACGAGCGAGTTAAGCCCTTGCTCGCCGTGGCTGTCGTCTGGGAACTCTGAAATTGATCCCAGCGTGACGAACGGGTACGGCGCAGGCTCGGGAACCTTTGAATACACCTTGCCAGCGAGAGCGGGTACCGCATTCAATGTGCCGAACACCGCAGTGTGAAGGGGGCGCAGGCCAGTAGCCAAGGGTCACCACCTGCCAAAGAATCGGGGCGCTACACGCTGCAAAGCGCGCTCGCCGGTACGCCTGTGGATCTGCGCGGCCGGACCAAGAAACGGCTGGTCGCTCATCTTCGACGTGCCCTTTTCCACGTAGTACGCGTACTCGCGTGTCGGTCCGGACGCAATTTGAATCCACGCCTTACCGCTGGTCGTGTTGATCCTGGACTCAATGCTGTCGCGCAATGCGCCGGTGCGCTTCGGTACAAGTTCCTTGGCGGTCTTCTCCAGCGCAAACGCCCATTCCCGCAGTGCTTCGTTTCTGGCCTCATTAGCCCGCTGAGGCAGCAGTGCAATACGGCGCAGGGCAGTTTTCAGACCGCGCAGTCCCCCAGCCATCAGACCCCCGCCTGCCTCAGCTTGCAGTTCGCGCGCAGATAGGTTCCGGGCTCGCTCGGCTCAAAGGTGGCCAGCACCTCGAAGACGTCTGTACCGCGCCGCAGTTCATCACCCCGCCGGACATCAGCAGACGCCAGCAGGTAAACCACGTGCGAAAGCTCTGCGGCGTTCTGCGCTGCCACCACACGCTCAGCAGCCGACGGCTGGGAAAACCGGGCGCGAACAGTGGCAACAGCGGCCCACGCGCTGATCCAGCCCCCCATACCGTCGGGAGCCCTAGTCTCGCGCCACACCTCAGCGGAAGCATTCAGCAGTCGAGCGATGCGGCTCATCGGGTACGCACCATCCCAGTGCCATTGCCGAACCGAGCAGCCAGCCGATTGCGCTGGAAGTCAGTCAGTGTCATGGTGCCGCTGTCGGTGTCAGTGTCGAACTCCACCGCGTAGTCGCCGATGCGCTCAGACTTCAGCGGGCGCGAGCCAGTTTCGCCGGATCGCAGCGCCACTAGCTCCTGCCCGACCAGACGACACACCAGATCAACGATGTCCGCCGGAACCTCTGGCAGTCCGTGTGTATAGGTGATGGTGTAGGCAGTGCCCTCGGCGAAGCCACAGGAGCGCGTCAGAGCGCCGTTCAGGAGCTTCCAGTCCGAGACTGCCACCCCGTCGGCGAGAACCGCTGAGACGGCCGTTACGGGCTGTCCAGGCAGTAGCAGACGGGAGCCAGACCCCTCAACCGTGATAGTGGACGTCGTTTCACTGATAGGCGAGTCAGCAGCATCGCGAACCAGGGCCGACCCCACAGCGAGGTAGACGTCCACCGCAGCCACCTCGGCGGGGTCGACCGTAACGCCCCTGGCCTCAAGGTCAGCGATAGTCGCCAGCGGTGCTAGAGCCACGGGGCATCACCCTTACTTAGACGAAGCAGGCTTACGCGCTGGGGTCAGTACCTTGACCGACTTCAGCTCCTCACGCCGCTGAAGGCGCTTCAGGTACTCAAGCTGCTCACCGTCATCGACGGACATGCGAACGGTCTGGCCGGAGTTGTTCTCGATCTCCACAGCAACAGTCGCCATAGGGAAACCTCTCGGGGGTAGGTGGGGGCCACATACGAAAGTTCGTAGGTGACCCCCTCAGTGATCAAAATCAGGCGGGCAGGCCAGTGGTCACGTCAACATCCATGACGGCCAGAGCCTCAGGACGGACAACCTTGGCGCCGTACAGGTGCAGACCCTTGATCGCGTCGCTGAACGAGGACTGCGGGCGGTAGGCCTCGACCTTGTTGATCTGCTCCGCGAACGTGGTCGCCATAGCGTGACCAGCGATCGCGAAATTCGACACCTCAGGGGAGGTACCAGCGGTACCAGCCGGGGTGTTCAGCGAGACCATGACGTTGAAACCGAGGATGCGGCCAACCTCACCGTTCCGAATGGTCGCCCCGCCGTCGCCGTACTGCGAAGCGTCGATGAACCGAGAGTCCTGGAGCAGCAGCGCGTGGAACTCAGGCGCAACGATCAGGAATCGCCCGGACGTCGGGATCTTCGCCTTGTCAAGCTTGACCTTCAGCGCCAGCACGATCTTGTACGCGGCGTCCGGGGTCCCAGCGTCGCCCGCAGCGATCACGTTCCCGGCGTTCGCCGTCATGAGCCCAGCCAGGAAGACGTCGGCAAGGTCGGACAGACCGTAAGCCGAGTCGGAAGCAGCCTTGTTTAGGAGCTGACCGCTGGACTTAGCCTGACGCTTGTCAACGTCATCCACCTCGAAGGCGAAATACTTCGACTGGTCGATGACCAGAGTCTGGTCAGAGGTGGTCAGCGTCTGCGGATCGATGGACGTGACGTTCTTCGTGTAGGTGCTGATGGTCGGCGCCGCCAGCGAACCAATGTGGACGGTGTCACCAGACTCAGCGACGTCGCCCTCATAGTCCCGGTTGATGACGCCAGCCTGACCGAAAATCTGAGCCTTGCGCAGCGCCACCATTAGGTCAGCGTGCCAAACCTCAGGAATGAAAGTGTCAACAGCCACTTAGGCTCTCCTTTTCTACTGGATACCGAGTAGGCTGTTTAGTCGCCCCTCAGCCTTTGCCTTGGCGATCCACTCGGGGGACTTACCCCGTAGGTCATCGCGGGTGAGCTGCGCCGGACCCGACTCACGACCAGCCGCGCCACCATCGCCCGCGCCCGCAAAGCGGTTGCGCTTCACGGCGGCGAGATGTGGCTTTCTGGCCAGCAGATCTTCAATCGCAGCGGTCAGCTTGTCCGCATCAACGTCGCCATCCTCCGAAACCTCGAACTGATCAAGGTCGATGTTCTGGAAGACGTCGGAGATGTCAGCGAACTTGCCAGCAGCAGCAGCCTTCAGTTCAGCGCGGATAATGCGCCGATCAGCACGCGGGTCGGGGGCCGACTGCTTCGACTCCAGTTCCGCAATGCGCTGCTCTAGTTCCTTGCGCTTGTCCCGCTCGCTGTGCCACTGGGACTTCATGGCGTCAAGCGCCCGCTTACCGGGATCTCCCAGGGCATCGGCGCCAGGCGGGTTATCGTCGGCGGTCACCGCTGGCCCGGTAGCGGGGGCGGGAGACACCGGCTCAGCCGGTCCGTTAGCTGGGGCGTTCTCAGAGGGGGTGGGGTTCTCGGACATGGCAAGGTTCCTTTCAGCGCATTGCGCGCGTAAGGGTGGGTTGCGCATTGCGCGCAGGTACGAAAGTTCGTAGGTGCTCAGCGGAGATAGCCGTGCTTATAGAGCAGCCGGATAGCTTGCTCCCTGGTTTCCGCTTGGCGATAGATTTCTTCGGGCATAAGCCGGGGCGGACGCTTCTTCTTCCGCGACCCGGTGCCTGCGTAGGTGACCTGTACCGTACGCCCGAACATCTCAACTTCGGCCATTGCCTTGCGGGCGTTGACCACACTGTAAATGTTGGCGCCATCCTCGATCGCCTTGCGACCAGCGTCACCAAAGACCTTGCGGCGCTGCGCTTCGCTCATTGACTCGAAGATGTCTGTAGGGTCCGGCGGGGTTGGCCGATGCTTTCGCGTAACCGGCTCCATAGTGCAATCGCAGCGAGGATGCCGCAGAAAGCCGTTGGATACCCCGTATTCGCGACCAGCCAGAATGATGCAGCGCGCGCACGCTGGAAGTTCCACAACGCGCACGTACGCAATGACATTCTTGTTGGCCACCATCGCAGCCTGATCAGCCTGTCGACCTGTGTCGGCAACGACTGTCCGCACAACCATGTCCAGGAATGCGGCGCCCCGGGCCATTGCGGCACGTGCGCTGAATCCCCTGCGTTGTGCGGCGACTGATCGTGGTGCAGCCTGCGCTAGTAGCTTCAGGGCATCCCGTCCGTCGGGGGTCTGCGATGCGAACTGCTCAGGGACGATCTGGCCGCCCCGAACAGCCTCAGGGCCAAGTAGCTCACGCATGAACGTGTGAGTCCCTTGGGCGGCGTGTAGCTGTCCACGTTGAACCATTGCGGTCACAGCGGGAAGTAGCCTCGCCCAATCTCGGGCCACATGCTCAGGGCGAACCTTGGCCCATTCGGAGAGGACAGCGCGGGCTGTGGCCTCAGCCAGCGCTTCTCTACTCTCCTGGTGTCTCCGGGCCCACCGGCTGATCGCCATCGTTCATCGCTCCTTGCGCTGGGTCACGCGCGACCAGCGACGTAAAGGCGCCCATTGGGTCAGCCTGCATCTCCTTTTCCCGCATGAGCAGCAGATCAGCCACCTCGGTAGGTGTGAGCCCATACCGCAGCGCGATCCACTCGAAGGGGAAGCCAATGTCCTTCAGCTTCTGAAGCGCGTCAGCTAGCTGTGCCTGCGACCGGCTCTCAGCGTCCGCCCACAGCAGTCGACCCCCGGCAATGTCCCGAGCCTTGGCTTCGTTTCCCTGTGCCAGCGCGATCAGCCGGAACACCTCGCGGAGAGCCTGACCAAACCACAGTTGCTTTTCCTGAACCCGCTTGACCAGACCGGTTTCGGCAGCGATCAGCGCATCACCGGAAAGATTGGCCATCTTCCCAATGAGGTAGTGCTGAGGCGTCCTGGTCTGCGCCGCAATGTGGCCGACCGCTACCTCAATTACCTTGGTATAGGCCTCAAGGTTCGCGGCTGTCCACTCATCGGTCTTTACGTTGTCACCGGTAAAGAACATCACGCGGTCAACGGCGAACTTCTCAAGGTCGACAGGCTTAGATCCAACGATCTGCCCGTTCCCGTCCAGAATCGGAATCTCGGGAACCTCAGCGCCTGTCACGATTCGCTGCGGAAAGGCGGCGTAGTCCATCGCCGTGAAGAGCTGCGCCCAGACCAGATTGACCGCATCCTGCATAGCGATCACACCAGCGATATCGCTGATCGGATCACCAGCGAGCATGGGCCGATTAGGCAGTTCCACCATTGGGACGACGCCCATGGGATTGGGCTGCGGGTTGGGCTCAGTGGGTATCTCGCGCAGTTCCCAGCTCTTCAGTTCGTCGTCCACACTCTGCATCTGCGGCGACTTGTCAGCGGCACCAAGACGGCTCCGCTTGAACTTCCACACTTGATCGGCGAGATACAGCGTGGCGTAGTCATCAGCCCCATCTTCCCAGCGCTTCAGCGCCGCACGACGCTTCCGGCGAGAACCCGGCTCGTACGCGACAATGCATTGCGAAGCATCCTCGAAGGTGACTTCCGGAGTCTCGTCATCATCCGGGTTACCCCAGACCAGGACGAAGCTGCGAGCGCTATTGACAGCGCCCTGGAAGCCAAGCTGCGAGTCCGCATCCAGGCCATTCATTTGCCAGACACGCCACGACTCGGTGTCAGCCTCTGTCTCGCCAGCGGGCTGGATGCCATTCACAGTCAGCCGCTCAACCGGCGAGTCGCTAACCACTTGGACCCAGTTGTCTGCGAAGTTGCGGTAACGGTCACCGTGGAACTTCCTGAACTGTTCCGAGGCAAACGCCAGCCGTTGGTCACCCCGGTAGTACTGCGAGTGCAGTGAGATGTCCGGTCGGCGCCGAATTAGCTCATTCTCTAGCAGCCCCACCAAGGTAAGGGCCTGTTCCATTGTGGCCATCGGCCCTCCCTAGGCAGACATGTAAAAAGGCTTGCGCTTCAGCAGCCCCGCAGCGATCGCATCACAGGCCGCCTCATGCGTGAGCACGCTGACAACTGCCATGTCGATTTTCCGGCGCCGCTCTGGCTTCGCGAGCACATAGCGGTCACTCGGACGTGCGGCCATACGCGCGTTGAAGATGTGCCGCTCAGTAATCGAGCAGCCGTCATGAGTGAAGTTGGAATCCTTCTTGATGACGTCCGTTTTCAAGCGCTCAGCAGCGGCGTGCATCTGAATTGGTCGGCGAGTGTGCCAGCGAACAACGCGCCGGTCGCCGTATCGCTCAGCCCAGTTGTCTACTTCCGTCTCCCAATAGGGAGGGTCGCAGTACATGAGCTTGACGTCATACGTACGAAACAGCTGGTCAACCGCCGCATCCACTTCCAGGCGAGGAACCTGACCGCCCCATTCGGCGGGGTCCCATACCGTTGGACGATTGCTTGGGCCATACACCGGCGTGAACTGAAACCCGTCCATGGTCTCAGCGCGAATGCCAGTCCAGTCGTCGCTGTCTGAGCCGTCGAAACCCAGGACAATCGGCACCTTCATGAGCTTGTACTCAGACGGCTTGGGGATTTCGCGATCGCTCACGCGCTGCACCCACGCAGAATGTTCCAGCCACGATCCGTGACCAGCGACTACCCGGTTGCCAAAGAAGCGCTCAGCCTGCCCTGGGTCTGTCTCCAGTAGCTCAGCGACCTCAGCCTCAATGGCGTCCAGGTCGATGTGCGGGCATCCAGCGTAAACGGCTTTGTGGATCTTCCGGCGCTCAGCCTTGTTGCGGTAGCTCAGCGTCGCAGGCGCCTGCGGGAAGAACCTCAGGACGTCGTCAGCCTTGCTCTCCTGCGTACGCTGAGCGGTCGAATACTCCGACGGGTCGTAGGCGTTCGTCGTCTCCATACTTCGCCCCGACATGCCTGCGAGTCCTCGCCGCATGGTTTCCGCAACCTTGATCATCTTGTTGGTCGCGTTGTACGTGCCTGTCTCGTCCTGGATCGCGAACGTGATCGGGTTACCGAGGCGAGACTGCGCTGACGAAGTAACAACGTCAATGCGCCCTTCTTCGCCGACCTTGACAAACCCCTCACGGACGTTCATCACAGCGGAGCACGGGCCGTGTTTGATCATTGCCTTAAGCGGCCGGTACACGTTGGCGACCTGGTCCTCAGACGTCGCCAGTAGTTGAATCAGCGGCGTTGGCTGGGGCATGCCCATAGGCTCACCAGGGGCGTAGGCGTACGACCATCCGCAGGGGCAACCCCAGTCCACACAGCGGTAGCGCTCGCCGCCCTCAGCGAAGCCAGCGAACACGGTCGGACCAGCAGCCTCAGCCAGCACTACAGCAGCCGCGAACGGCCCCTTGCCGCTCTTCTGAGGCATGATGACCTGCGCTCGCCGGAAGCGAAACGCGGTGCTCTTCTGCCCAACCTCGGCATCGTCACGCACCGTGTAGAAATCAGCGGCTACGCGTAGCTGCCATGGCAGAAGCTCGAAGGGCTCACCCTGGCGAAAGCCATCGGGGATGACTGCGTGCGACTCAATCCATGCCAGCGTGACAAGCATGATCTTGCCGTCAGCCACCACGCGCCGCCTTCAGTCGGTCCGCCAGGCTTGTGACCTGTGCATTTACCTGCGGCGTGCCTGACTCGTCGTCAGCGTCAACAGCGGCAATCGTCCAGCGGTTGCGCTGCATACCGCTCACGCTGAGGCCTAGCGACTCGGCGAATTGCTTGACCTGCCCCCACACAATGGCGCTGCTGCGCGGGCTCTCGGCTCGAACCAGCAGCCGGACGTATGACGCAACCTCGAATTCCTGGTGAAGTTGCTCCCACATGGTGGCCTGAGGGGTTTCCCACAGACGTTCCCAGAGCTGAATCTCACGCGGTGTAGCCATATCCAGGGGGAACGCAGGTAGGGGTCCGTCTCGACCGTCGGCGGGAAGAGTGATCCAGCCATCAGCCTGCGCCTTGTGGCTACGCTCAGTGCTGGTCGGCGCTGGGCCAGACCGTATACGGGCACCACCCTTGGACATGGGATCACCTCCTACGAAAGTTCGTATGTGGGGTTGCGCTGAACGAACGAACCATGGTTGACTGGCCATCCGATTCAGCGAAGGGTAGACATCAATGGCTAAAGATTCGCCCACGTGTGACGCCACGCTCGTAACTCCGGGAGGCTGCGACCGGGAGCAGATGTACCGCATTGAGGTGCAGATGTCGGACAAGCCCTGGGTGGCGCACGTGTGCGGTGACACCAGGCACCAGGGACTCATGTTCCATGCGCTGGCAGTCAACGCAAAGGGCAATCCGCTGACGATCAAGGCGGTGGAGTAGCCCGATGAGTACAGCGTGTAACCAGTGCATCCGGGTGACGTGCGGTCGCTGCGGATGGGCCGGAACGCGGCATGGGGCATCCGTCTACAAGGGGTGCCCGAAGTGCGGCGCGTCATGGATGCAGCACCTACACAGCGACGTTCGACACCGCAAGCCATGCCCGTTCAAGTAGGCAGCGCGCCCCTGGTCAACCGGCTGGGGGCGTCACGCTGTGTACATGCGCGGAGTGTGACGTCGGTCACAGTCAGTGCTCTGAACCGGGCGCACCAGACAGCGCCC